GTCGTGGCGTGCGTGGAGCATGGTTTTGGGAACGTTTGGCGCCGCGTCTTGTCCCTGCTGATCCTGCCGCCGGTCAGTTTGGCCGCGGCGTTCAATATCGGGTTTCTATGGCATGCTGGGCACACAGCGGCCGACTATGTATTTTTCCTCGCGAATTATCGCCACTACGTCGCCGAGATAGCTCAGTTGCCGGCAGGTATGCCGCGTTTCAAGGTGTGGGTCTGGAACGGCACCTCGACGCCCTGCGGAAGTGGCTTGGCCTACGACGAGAGCGACAAGGCTGGAGACCCGTCCGGAACCAAGGCAGAGCCGTTCGGCAATTGGCATATTCGGTCTGAGGTATCGGGCGTGGCTGTTTCCACCGCTTACCGTGCGTTCCGGCATTTCTACTTTGTCGATATTTGTCCAGCTGAGGACTAGGCCGGCCGCAAACGCGGTATGCCGCTTTGGACACCGACACCCGCGGTCCTTCCAGCGGCGGAGGCCAATCCATTTTTCTCGCGGCGCTCAATATCGACCTTTCGACGGACCGGCTGCTTGGTTGTGCGATGAGCGGGTCCTTTTATTCATCCTTGGCTCAACAGTGAGCGCCGCTCTCTCTGGCGCAGGAGTGTGATTCACCGAACAACAGAACGACAGAACGCGAATGGGAAACGAGCGCAAGCCGTCTCAACAGTCCCAATTCAAGCCCACTGCCAGGCAGCAGGAAGCGCAAAAGTTCCTGGAAGGCACGCAGCGGCACACGCTGCTCGTGGGCGGCGCGCGGTCCGGCAAGACCACGCTCCTGGTCCATGAGATCGTCACCCGCGCGCTGCGCGCCGACGCCTCGCGCCACGCCATCCTGCGGTTCCGCGCCAATGCGGTGCGGCCCTCGATCGCGCTCGACACTCTGCCTAAGGTGTTTCGCTTCTGGGACCCCATGGTGCCGCACAAGCACCATCGCACCGAGGGATATTTCTCGCTCGAAAACAAATCGGAAATCTGGATCGCCGGCCTCGACGACCAGGAGCGCGTCGAGAAGATTTTGGGCAAGGAATACGCCACGATCTTTCTCAACGAGTGCTCGCAGATCCCTTACTCCTCGGTGCTGGTGGCGCTGACGCGGCTGGCGCAGGTCGCCGGCGACCTTCGGCAGGCCGCCTATTACGACTTGAATCCGACCAGCAAGGGCCATTGGACCAACGTGCTGTTCGGGGAGAAGCGCGATCCAATCTCGCAACTGCCGCTTGACGATCCGGACGACTACGTGCGGATGTTCCTCAATCCACGCGACAACGCCGACAATCTATCGGCGGATTATCTCAAAAGCCTCGAACGGTTGCCGGAACGGCAGCGCAAGCGCTTCTTCGAGGGCGTCTATATCGACAATCTCGACGGCGCGCTGTTCAGCTACGAGATGATCGCGCGCGCCCGCGTTGCCGATTTGCCGAAGGCGGATCGCCGGCGCGTCGTCGTCGCGGTCGATCCGTCGGGCGCCTCGAGCCGCGACGACGAACGCGCCGACGAGATCGGCATCGTCGTTGCCGCGCGCGGCGCCGACGGCCATGCCTATGTGCTGGCCGACCGCTCGCTGCGCGATGCGCCGGCCGCGTGGGGCCGGGTCGCGGTGCAGGCTTTTCACGATTTCGACGCCGACCGCATCGTGGCCGAGGAGAATTTCGGCGGCGAGATGGTGCGTTTCGTCATCCGCGCCGCCGATCCCAATCTGCCGGTGCACATGATCTCGGCCTCGCGCGGCAAGGTGCTGCGTGCCGAGCCGGTGTCGGCGCTCTACGAGCAGGGTGTCGTGCATCACGTCGGCCGTTTCGCCGTGCTGGAGGATCAGCTGTGCGCCTTCACCACCGCGGGCTATCGCGGCGAGGGCAGCCCGGATCACGCCGACGCGCTGGTCTTTGCCGTCACCGAGCTGATGCTCAAAGCCGACAACACCGCGATCATCGAATTCTACCGCCTCAAAGTGGAGGACCAGGGGGAGACAACGCCGGCCGCGGCCGCTGCGGCGCCCGAAGCGCCGGCGAAGATCCGCTTGCGCGTGCCGGAGAACATCTCCGGCGTTCACGGTCTGTCCAGTACATATTACATGGTCGACGCTGAGCGCGTGATCGCGGTCGATCCGGGGGATGTCGAGCCCCTCATCAAGGCCGGTTACGTGCTGTTGGCCGAAGAGCAGGCTTGAGCTGTTTCTTGCCGCAAACACGGCCCAGCCGCAGCTTCATGCCGGCTTCGAGTTAGATCCGCTCTTCGCATTGAATTTTCAGTCATGCCGCCGCGGATCGCATCCGTTTCGGCATGTGACGGCCCGCTTTGCGCGGGCTTGATCCACGCTCGCCTTCGCGCACCGCTGCAACGCCCGTGTGTTCCGACTTCAGCTCCGGCGGAACGCATGTCCCTCCCGGACAGCGGGTCGCGGGAAGGCGGCGTGGGTCGCCGGGCCGGGATCTGCCGCAAGTATTTTGGCGGCGGCATCCCGGCCCACCTTTTTCGCGCGCCGTCAGCCGCACCAACGACCAGACAGAAACAGGATCACGATGAGCGAACAGGTGCGCGGCGCCGGCCAGCCGACTTGGCCGCTGTCGCCGTATCAGATTCAGGTGTCCTACGGCCAAAGCCAAAGCACGTCGCAAGGCACGTCGAGCCAAGGCACGCCGAGCAATGGCATCGCGCGCGGCTCGGGCGCCGATTGGTTCGGCCCGCTCGACCCGATGCGGCCGATCGCGCCGCCGGACGTCGCCGGCAGGCGGTTCGATTTTCCGCCTGGCTACAATCTCATCACCCGGCCGCGCGCCTACGAGAGCATCGGTTTTGCCGAGTTGCGCGGTTTCGCCGACGCCTACGATCTGTTGCGGCTCGTCATCGAGACGCGCAAGGACCAGATGGAGCGCCAGCGCTGGCGCATCCGGCCGCGCGATGCGAAGGCCAAGCGCCGCAGCGCCGCCGTCGATCCGCAGATGACCGCGCGCATCGCCGAGATCGAGGCTTTCTTCCAAAAGCCCGACGGCATCACGCGCTGGAAGACCTGGCTGCGGGCGCTGCTCGAGGACATGTTCGTCATCGACGCGGCGACGCTGTATTGCCAGCGCACGCGCTCAGGCCAGCTCTGCGCGCTGCAGCAACTCGACGGCTCGACCATCAAGCGCGTGATCGACGATTGGGGGCGCACGCCGCAGCCGTTTACCGCGGACGACGGCGCGACGATCTATCCGCCGGCCTATCAGCAGGTGCTCAAAGGCCTGCCGGCGGTGAACTATTCGGCGCGCGACATCGTCTACCGGCCGCGCAACGTGCGCGCCCACCGGGTCTATGGTTTCTCGCCGGTGCAGCAGGTGCTGATGACGGTCAACATCGCGCTGCGCCGCCAGCTCTGGCAGCTCGATTATTTCACCGAAGGCTCCATCCCCGACGCGCTCATCGGCGTGCCGCAGGGCTGGACGCCGGACCAGATCAAGCAGTTCCAGGATTATTGGGACACCGAGTTTGCCGGCGACCTCGCCAAGCGCCGCCGCGCCAAATTCGTGCCCGGCGAGACCGCCGCCAAAGTCGTCCAGACCAAAGAGCCGCAGCACAAGGACGATTTCGACGAGTGGCTCGCCCGCATCATCTGCTTCGCCTTCTCGGTGCCGCCGCAATGGGCCACCAAGGCGATGAACCGCGCCACCGCCGACAACCAATCGGCGCAGAGCGAGGAAGAGGGCCTCGAGCCGACCAAGGAGTGGGTCAAGGATCTGATCGACGAGATCGTGGCGGAGGAATTCGCCTCGCCCGATCTCGAGCTGCATTGGCTCGACGAGGACGAAGGCGATCCCGAGACGGTGCTCGAAGGCCGGCTGAAAGTCGGTGCGCTGACGCTGAACGAGATGCGCGACGCGCTCGGCCTCGATCCCTTCGACAACGCCGCCGCCGACCGCCCCATGGTGCTCACGGCGACTGGCTTTGTGCCGATCGAGGCGAATCCGGGACAACAGGAGACAGGTGCGACCGGGCAAGGCGCGAACGCGCTACGCGGGCCAGCGGTACAAAAATATAGTTCCGACCAGCCGCGCGTTGCGGCCGGCAATCCCGATGGCGGGCAGTGGACGACGGGCGATGGCGGCAGCGGATCGCCATCAAGCTCTTCGAATGCCACAGGCGATGGGCCGGGACACGCCACTGGTCACGCGGCGCGGGAGACCGGTACGCTGACGGATGAGACGGAAGGTGGGGCACCAAATAGCAATTGGCCATCGAAGGAACATTACGCCGCTACCCAGGTCACGGTCGATCCTAGCGCCGTCACGGGCAACCCCTTCATCGACGGCACCACTGCGAAGCTCACAGCCATCCTCGTCCAGATAATGAACGGTCTTGAGCGTGCCCCCGGCATTAGCTCGCAGCAATATGGCAGGCTCGTTCACGAAGAGTTTGCAGATGCAGTGGTGGCCGCAGTACTTCCCGGCATAGCAGCGAATGATGTTGAGAAAACGTTTCCTGAGGGATTGTCCTATGGATCGACAAATAGCATCCGGACTGATGTTGTTTTACGTGATGACAACGGGGCCGTCAGTGCGATATATGATGTGAACACGGGACGTGGTCTGGAGCCGTCGAGAGTCGACGAGCTTCGTGCAAAAACCCGCGCGTCTCTCGACACGCCAGTGATCGAACTTCGCTTCGAGGGGCCGGTGTTGAAAATTCAGTTGGCAGGGCTGAGTTCGGCTGCGGAAATTGGAGCGGCGCACTCACAACTCGACCTCAAGGGGCATTGACATGTCGATGGAGCTTTGGGTCTTCTCCGATAAGGAGTTAAGTTCAATGGCGGAGTGGCAAGCTGCCATCGACGCCGAAGCCTATCCGCTGAAGCTCGATGACGTAACGCCATTCGAAAAGCTAGAGGGTTTCCTATCCGCGCATTTACGAGGAGAATTAACTGGGTTTGAATGTTATCATGGCGATGCTGACAAATTGATACGCAACAATTCAGACCTCAATTTCGGTCACGCTTGGAAATATGTGCTCGCCTTTCGATGGGTCGGCAGCAAGGTGAATGAGCTGCGGGCAGCCTGGATGGCTGGTACGGCGTATGCGCACGCTACTGATGGCATCATATTCGACGACCAAGAAGGGAAGTTCCGTAATGCAATAGAGGCGCGTGACGTGGTGCGAGACGTTGAGCGGGATATGCCCAATATCGATCACAAAGCTCTAGTCGACAAAGTCTTGCGCGATCTTAAATTGGGGCCGTATCGGGAATCGTGAACTGGTCCCATCTGAATATACCCGTTAACTTCGCCGTGGTCCGTCACGGCGCTGTCGCTCTGAACTGATTGACGGCTGGGGCCGCACGCCGCAGCCGTATCGCAATCCAAACCCTCTCCCGCTTGCGGGGGAGGGCGGGGAGGGGGAGTGGATATTCCCGCCCGCCTATCAGCAAGTGCTCAAAGGCCTGCCCGCGGTCAATTACTCCGCGCGCGACATCATCTATCGGCCGCGCAATGTACGGGCGCACCGGGTCTACGGCTATTCGCCGGTGCAGCAGGTGCTGATGACGGTCAACATCGCGCTGCGGCGGCAACTCTGGCAGCTCGATTATTTCACCGAAGGCTCCATCCCCGACGCGCTGAT